ATTTAGGACGTATTTTTAATTTACGTCTTATTTTATTTAAATTTCTATCAAACCAAATAGCTAATTCATAACCTACACTACCTCCTATAGCTAATAATTTAGACATTTTTACTACACCATCATAAGCATCTCCATGTACTACCCACCAATTTTTAAATTTAGCTTCATTAACTATTCTAATGTTAGCAAATTCTAAAGGAGCATAATTACGTAAAAATTCATCATGATTGCCTGTTACATAAATTACTTCTGTTCCTTTTTTAGAATAACTAAGTATTTTACGAATTAGATTAGTATGGCTTTGGGGCCAATGATGACGTTTTTTTAATAACCAACCATCAATAAAATCTCCTACTATAAAAAGTTGTTTAGGCTGGTATTGTTTTAGGGTGTTAAGGAGAGCTTCAGCATTACATCCTTTAGAGCCTAAATGAACATCAGATATAAAGATAGCCTCAACTTCTAATTTAGACTCCACGTTTAGTATCATAGGCGATTATATGTTCTCTACCTGTAAAATTATATCCTTGTTCAGCACACATTTCAATTACTTTAGGATAGATTTTAATTAATTCTTCTCTATTATCACCTGCGGGCATAACCCAAGTTTTATTTTTGGGTATATTCATTTCAACTCTAAAGTCTTCAATCTCTTTAAGTGTCTCCTCAGTTCCATCCCATACTGGTTTGTAATGATAATCTTTATGATATTCTATCATTTTCTTAATGGCTTCACGATTGAGTCTAAGGCGGTTATGAGTTTCGACAAACTTTTCATCCACCACTTTACCACCGGGCGTAAGGACACCAATACGAGGGACAGAATTATTAAACTTAGGGCTAAGGGATATGAGACCAATTTGATAGTCAGTGGGAATGAAGTGCGAACCTTCGGTTTCAATTGTGATTGTGATATCCCTTTCATTTGCAAAATGGGTTAATTCATTTACTAAAGCTGAATGCATCGTAGGTGAACCACCTGTGAGCATCATTTCCTTGACATAAGGATATTTGTCATAAATATCTATAATATCATTGAATGTAAATGTTCCCTTTTCGGGATGGATACTCGTATAAAATGAATCACACCATCCCCCTTCACCAAACCAACATCTGTGAGTACATCCAGTAGTACGAATAGCAATAGTAGGCATACCTGCTCTACTACCTTCACTTTGAACACATAAGTAAACTTCTACTATAGGAAGTACTTTATTATAATCTTCTATTCGTTTATTCTCCATAACTGGCACTATTTCTATCGTGTTCATAAACTTCTACTTTAGAAGCTCTAACTCGTCCTTCAGTTTCGATTTCTAAAAATTTATTGATTTTATCATATAAAAATTCAGCAAATCTTTCACACCCTACTGAAGGTAAAACTCTTAATTGAATAATATTATTTAATTCTAATTCATAAAATAATTCAATATAAGGATCATCATCAGATACAATGGTAGTATGATCCAGTAACCAAGCAAAATAATCTTTGGGAGATTTACCATCAATTTTGGTTTTGGCTCTTTTCATACCCCCAAAATCAAACACCCAATTACGTTCATCTAGGTCTCCTTCAAACCATACTCTAAATGATATAGCATATCCGTGTAAAAATTTGCAGTGAGTTCCATCAGCTTTCCATTGTCTAAAACAAGCTGAATATCCATCAAATAATTTTGTTGATTGAAATTTAGGCATTTTCTAAAATTGTTTTTACTTAAAAAGATCATCCAAATTTTCTTTATTACTATCTATAGAAGATTGTGAAGTGTAAGATTTAAATAATCCTTTTATATTAATGTTATTTTTGTGAATAATAGTGATATTATCGTCAACTATTATAGTATGGGTTTTTGTTTTGGTTGTTTTCATTTTTTAATCCTCCATTGGCCTTTGTTTGTTTGGTAAAGTAAATTTAATGATTCTTTTTTTATAACCCAACCTTGGGTGTGAAAATTTAATCCTCTACTCACACGAGAAGCATTACCTTCATCTACGATAGGGTATTGTTTACATAAATGTCTAGCATATCCAAAAAAAGGTTCACATTCTTTATGATACCACCATCTTTTTATTTCAGGGTCTTGGCTTTTTTGAGGATTGCCTATTTGATTTAAATCTACTTTACCTGTTTTATGATAAATTTCTAGCATTTTAATATAACGAGTTTTAACTAAACCAGGATTTACAGGCTGTTTAATATGTTTGGTTTTAGTATCTAAAATATCTTTAATAGGATTTAAATAAGCATTTGAAATATGAAGATCTATTATATCATAATTTTCTTTAAGTTCATTAAATTGTTTTTTTACATTTATAACCCATTCATTTAATTTTTCACCTTCTAATTTATCTACACTTTTAAGTCTAGCACCCTTAGCTAATGTAATTTTATAAGGTTCAATTATTTTTGTAGGAGGAATTAAACCATATTTTGAAGACAATATCAAATAATCATCATAGTATTCTTTAATAAAGTTTATTTGGTGTCTAAACTGAAAAGAAATACTATACATTTCTTCAGCAACACATTCATAATTCTGCTTTTTAGATTTACAATTTATAATGGCAAGACGTTTTTGCATAATATTTTAGCTCTGTTTAGTCTTTCTGAAAGGTCTTGTTCAATAAATTGTTCTTTAGTTAATTTCATTTTTTTAGGAGATTTACCTTTATTATTAAAGTTAAAAGGAGGTTCTTCATTATTATGAAAAGATTTGTATAAATCAATATATCTATTTTCTTGAGGAACTGAATCTACTATTTCATCTTTAACTAATGTCTCTTGAAACCTATATTCCCTAAATATAGGTTCTGTGATTAAAGCATACAACTCAATTTCAAACCCTTCATTAAGAAGTAGAGAGATAGTAGGTTGCATTTTTAAATCGTGAGCTCCTGCTGTACCCTTATTACCATTAGCGGTTGCTTTTACTCTACTTTCTACTCCCCCAATCCCATCAGTACTACCTATCTTAAGTATTTCTTGTGATTGCTTTGAAACATAAAAATAAACAGCAAAGTTACGAGTTTTGGTTAAAATATTACTTTCTATAAAAACCCATTTCCAATTTTTTAGATCAATTTTTAAAGCATTAGCTATTAATTTTGGAGAAGGGGTTTTTAGTTGAGTAATTTTCATAAGGGTTTTAATATAAACTTTAAATATATTACATATTATGCCCCACCAATATTTTTTCTACGTGAGCTTTAGCTACTTCCCAGCTAACAGGACTATTTTCATCTGCATAAAGCACAGGATCGGGATACCCAAGTTTTATAAAAGCTTCAATACGTTCTACTGAACTTGCTGATTTATAATCACTATACCAAACTCCATTATGTTGTAAGGGTTTATAAGAGGTATTAGTACGTTTGTATACTTCATTAAAATTCAATTCTAAATGCTCACAGCATTTTTTCCCATCTTGTAAAATACCTAATTTATCTGTATGGAGATAAGGAGTATAAGATTCAACCCGCTCAGCTCCCCAATTACCTTCAATAAATGCTTGATAATCAGTATCTCTAAATTCTTGTCTGCAGTCTGGGTAAATAGCGTGGTCTCCCGCGTGAATACCCATTGCTATATAAACATTAGTATTGTGCTTATCAGCAATACTTAATGCTACAGCTTGGATAATAGAGCTAAAAATTTTATTACGATTAGGAACTACTGTTTCTCTCATATTCTCTTGTTGATAGTGCCCTTCAGGTACTTCATTTCCCCCTTCTACAAGAGTACTATTAAGCATAGGAGCTAAACCATCAAGTTTAATTACTCCATATTTTACTTTAAAATAGGCTTTATATAATTCACCACTCAAATTAGATTTAATAGCTCTATCATTAATATAATTTACTAAGTCTTGAGCTCGTTCTAATTCTACTTTATGTTTTTGACCATAATCAAAAGATAGTGCTGTCACTTCATAATCGTTGGCGAGTAGATGAAGCAACAATGTGGAGCTGTCCATACCTCCACTAAGTGACAATACTGCTTGTTTTTTCATAAATTGTTTATTTTTCTAAATGTTTCTACGTTATGTTCAATTTTTTGATATACTTGGAAATCAGTTTTATCTCCAATCACATCATCAATTTTAGTTTTTGGTTTTTCTAACAAACCCCATTCATTATATAACATACCATCAAAAGCTGCCATAATAGGATTTGAAGTATCTATGGTTTTTATTTGTTCAATTCCTTTGTAATATAAGAACTCTTGGGGTAAAGAACAACCTAAAAGATGAATTTCATCTGATCTATTTATAGCTTTTAGTTCTAACATTTTACTAATTACTAACAAACGACCTAATGCCTTACCTATATCTTTATTAGGATGAGGACACATTTCGGTATGATAGTAATCCGCCCCATATGAGAATGCTATCTTTTCATACCCTAATAATTTATAAGTATGATAACATTTAACAGCATCACTAAATGATTTACCTTGAACTACGGCTACTTTTTTTACCCCATTAGGAAGTTCTATATGTAACCATTCTTTAGCATTACGCATAGATTTAATAGCATCTTCCCACACGTCTGGGATAATGAATTCATTAGGTTTAAGTTCATTTATCCAATATAACAAACGACTTGTATCATATGCTTCACCTAACTCGTGAAGTGAATTATCCATTATGATATATCGCCCTTTTTGTTTTGCTTCCCTAAAATATTTTTCGTATCCAGGGTATAAATCTAAAAGATGGGGAAGACAATAGTCATAGTCATTAAACCAGTTACTAGCTTCTAAATAAGCTATAGGAACTTCGTGAGATACTAACATATTAACTATTTAAATGTTGGTTTTTAGTTTCGTGTTCCCAAATTCCATTAACATTAAATTCGTGCCAATGGACTCTGCCCTCTAAAATTGCATCTTTTATATTAGATTGTCGTGAATTTAAATTACTTTGTCCACTTTTTACTTCAATAAAATGGACAGAACACTTTTTTTTAGACCCAGCATCAACAAATGCTATATAATCAATAGGTTTACCAAAAAATTTAGCATCTTTAGGGTCTACTGGAAAATTTTCCATAAATGGAACATAATGTTCTATAGTTTTACCAAAACTAACAGCACGTGACCTTTGATAAGCATCTTCACGAATTAATTTTTCTTCTCTGATTTTCCATTCATCAAAAAGAAGTTGAGCCTCTCTTTTTACCATTTTATTTTGACCAAAATATATATAAAAAGAAAAAACAACGGAACATAAAGTTAAAGTTAATAATATTAAATTCATACTATAGGGTTTTTACGGGGTCTTCCACGACCACGTTTCTGAGTTTGTTGGTGTATAACTTGATTGACAAAGTCTTGGATTTCTTCTATAGATTGACGCTTATAACCGCTTTCTTCATAAAGAACCCAATATAATTCTTCTAATGTTCCATCAAATTCACTCATACGTTCAAATACTTTATCATAAGGTATTCTAAACATACGTGAAAATTCCTTAGTGATTTTATCTAAACGTTTTTTTTCGGTTTCGTGTCCATCTTTAGTAAGATTACGAATCCTTTTAGCATATCCTGAGCGAATATCACTTACTTCTTCACAATAAGATTCATAGTCTCTGAAAGAATAACGTATAGCTTCTATATCTTGTTCACACCATACACTTTCCCATTTAGCTTGTTGAAAAAATTCAGGATAATCAAAATCCCCATTTTTTATTCGTTTAATAAGAGGTTGATATGGATGTAATTCGGGTTTAGAAGGAAAACGTCTCCACCAATAAAATGGACTCTTTTTTCTACTTGTAGGTTTGGGAGGAACTGATTGGAGCATACTTAGATAATATATCTTTTTTTATAAAGTTAAGACTTTCATTTAAAGAATCCAAATTTATGTTATCAAAATTTTCGATTTTTTCAGATACTTTTAAAAGCATCTCTAAATCATATAATAGGGTGTCTATTTTTTTAATTTTATTATCCACAATATAATGTTTATTTCTTTTTGGGACGCCCAGGTGGTTTAAACCCAATAGGTTTCTTCCGACCTTTATTAGCTTCACTTATTTTACGTTTTTGTTCTTCATTCATTATCTTACCTTTATTTGGTCCTATTTTTCCTTTTAGTGGGCTAGTTCTTCCTATATTTGAAAGACTGATTTTTTTTCTCCATTCATCGGTATAAAATGCTTTGGTTCTTTTAATACCAAAGTCTTTAGGTTTAGGTTTGCGGTTAGCATCGCCAATTTTCTTTTTAGATTTATCAGTGTGAAACGAACAACCACTTCCACCACCATTACAATTTAAACCATTATAAAACGTATTTAAAGTTTTAATCCAATAACGTTCTCGTTTACGGAGTAAAGAATTAGCTTGATTTCTTTCTAAATTAGAGATATCAATTTCTTCTATTACTTCAAATTGATGGGAATCTCTACCATATTTAACGAAAGATTCCTTTAACAATTCATTTCTTTTAAATTGGAGATTTTTATGTTTATTCCACCTATCTTCAATGTCTTTAGATAAACCTATATACATTTTTCCTTTTGGGTTTGTAATTTTATATATTCCTACCATAATATTTTTGATTATACGTATAATAAGAATATAAAAGACCCATCAACCATCGCACGCAAGACAATCAGCAGTTCGAGAACCAATATCACCTCTAATAACACTATCAGTTCGTAGATAGTATAGAGTTTTAATACCTAATTTCCAAGCTTCCATATGAACTTGATTTATCCATTTAGGTGAATCAGTTGGGTCAAATGAAAGATTTAATGACTGGGTTTGATCAATGTATTTTTGTCTAATAGCGGCTTGTTTAACCAATTCTAATTGATTAATTTCACTAAAAGTAAGGAATACTTCTTTTTCTTCAGGGCTTAAAATTTCATCTGGTAAATTTTGAACAGAACCCTTATCTACTAATATTTGATCCCAAATTTTACTAGTATTATAACCTTTTTCTTCTAAAAGTTTCTCAAGTATTTTATTTTTTACAATAAATGTTCCTTTAGATCCATTAAAAGTATAAACATTTGCGGGAATAGGTTCAATACCTGCTGAACATTCTGAAATTCTTGAATTAGAGACAGTGGGCGCTATTGCTAATAAATGAGTATTTCGCATACCTGTACCTTTACACCAAACAGGTTCACCATATTCTATAGCTAACTGGCGTGAAGTGGCTTCAGCTTTTTGTCTAATATCACTAAATATAGTGTGTGTCCAAGCCGTAGAAGCGATTGAGTTAAAGGGTAAGTTCTTTTGTTGTAAGAATGTATGCCAACCCATTACTCCTAAACCAAGTGCTCTACCTTTTTTAGCGTGACGATGAGTTCTAATAAGTGAATCTTTACCATTACTTTTATCAATAAACTCTTGCATTACACCATCAAGAAAACGAATAGACATTTCAATTACATCTGTGTCTTTCCATTCATCGTATTTAGCTAAATTAAGTGAAGATAAGCAGCAGATAAATGAATGTTCTTCATCAGTATGAAGTGTAATCTCAGTACAAATGTTAGTCATACTAACATCTAAGTTATTCATAACATATGCTAATGGGTTATGTTTATTAACACTATCCTTAAACATAATGTAAGGTTCACCTGTTTCAACTCGAGTTTTTAGTATTTCTAACCATAGAGACATAGCTTCACTATCTCTATCCCCTAAACGCTTCATAAAAGCATCATCAATAACAACACATTGATGTAAGTTAAGACATTGTCTATTTGGGTCACCCTTTGGTCTACGAATTTGGAAAAATTCTTTAATGTCAGGATGATTGATATCTAAGTTTACTGATGCTGCCCCCCTACGAACTGATCCCTGATTAGTAGCTATAATTGAAGAATCATAAATTTTACACCAAGGAACTACACCTTCGCTTTTACCATTACCTGTAATAGTAGTTCCACGGGGTCTAATTCTACTAACTGAGATTCCAACTCCACCTCCAAGGGCTGTTAGTTTCATTAATTCTGCATTTGTTAAACCAATACCCCTAATAGAATCAGGTGTATCAATCCCAAAACAAGAAATAGGTAAGCCTCTATCTGTTCCTGTATTGGATAAAACTGGGCTAGCTAAGCCAATCCATCCATTCCAAATATATTTGAAGAATTTACTTTCAAGTTCAGGCCTATTGATTCTAGTAGCTACAGCGTGAGCTACTCTTCTGTATGCTTTTTTAGGTGTTTCATCAGGAAGTAAATAGCCTTTAGAAATGGTAGCTAATCCAACATCATCGAGCCATTCAGGGTAATCTTTTCCCCTTACCCATTGGGTAGTATCTGCAATTAAATTTCCGTCCATATTAATTTTTTTAAAACCTATTAGGCGTTTTTATCTACTACTGACCAAATAGTTCCAATTATAGTTAAAAGAGCACCTGAAATTTCCGTGAAAGAAACTTCATCAATAACTCCTTTAGTAATCAAAATACCACCTACAAAAGTTAAGGTATGTCTAATAATACCTAAGATTTGTTCTTTTTTCATTTTATTAAGTTTTTATTTACGTTTATAAATATTTAAAATATTGATTCATCCCATTGCAAGTGCCCTTTTGAGTAATTAGTTACTCTTGATGCGAAGAAATCAGTATGTTGCTTACCTGCTGATAGAGAATCAAACCATTTCATTCGTTCAACAGCTGGTAAATCTATATCAGAAACAATAGGTTTGTAACCTAAATCTCCTAATTTTGTGTTAACTCTATTTTTAATAAAGTTTTGAAGGTCATATTTAGAACAACCTTCAAGATCTCCAAGTTCGTAAACTTTATCAATAAAATCAAGTTCTAATTTTAAAGACAATAAAGCTGCTTCATTTATTGCTGCTTGGAGGTTTTGAGTGTTGAGGTGAGGGTTTTCTTCGATAAGTGTTCTAAATAACCAACATCCTGCTTCTGAGTGCATTGACTCGTCTCTAATAGACCATTCAACAATTTGACCGACCCCTTTAAGCTTATTTCGCATTTTAAAAGATAATAAGATGGCGAACGAAGAGAATAAATTAACTCCTTCGGTAAATGCCGAGAAGATAGCGAGGGATTTAGCAATGTCTTGTAAGTTTTCCTCACCGCTAAAACTATCCCTAATAGACATAAGGTTTTCAATTTTAGCCATTGTAGTCTCATCTTCGAGAAATTCTGAGAAGTTGTCAAGTCCAAGTGTTTCATTTAATAAAGAATATGCTTCAGCGTGAATAGTTTCAAATGCTCCAAATGTGGTAGCCATCATGATAACTTCAGGCTTACGGAACCATTTAGTTACAAGACCACTCCAATAATCATTTACAATTGTTTCGGTTTGAGCAAAACCTTTTAATATAGAACCAACTATATTCTTTTCTGTTTCTGTTAAATTTTGTTTCCAGTCATTTATATCACTCATCATTGG